GTAGAATGTTTGGAGTTTCCTCTTTGTAAACAAATCTAGGGTTTTTAGTATCCATCATACTATCGATAGTTCTAAACCAGAACCCTTTGATAGTTTCATAAAATAAGAATGTAGGTGCATAGTTATATTCTTTAGATAGACACCTCTTACTTACAGAGTTGATAAAATCAAATGGGCGCATATTTGGTGAAACAAACTTAAAGTTGTTTGATGTCATCTCATAATACAATTCTTTCTTAGAGTTGAGTAATTCCTCATCTCTGAATATCTTCTTAACAATATCTTCAGAAGGTTCACCATCAAATGCTTGTGTAATGCGAATACGGTTAGAACGTACTGCTTCTGGAGTAGTGAATGATAGGGTATATGCGAATGTGTTATCATTGATACCAACTTTACTGTCTACTTTATAGATATACAGTGGAGTGTCTGTGAAGTCAATTGCAAACCCACGAGTAGAATCATCGTTAACATTTGGCGTTACTAGACGTAACTTTAACTTCTCTTGTCCAATAATAGGAAGGTTTGTTAATAGGTTGTTTGTGTCAACAATTGAGATGTCACCAGTAAGTGCATTCTTAAAAATATCTTCATATATGTTAACTGATGCAAATTGGTCTTTTAAATCGAGTACTGTACCACTTGAGGCATATATCTCGCAGACTTCAATCTGATACTCACCAGCGTACTGAATTTCCGCCATGTTTATCTACCTATTTTCGTTTCAAACTCGGAACGTATTACACTAATGTATTGGGGTTGAATCAATCTTATTTTTCTTTTTGATTCCAAAATTCTTTCCTCATATTCATAATTAGTTATTGTCACTGCACCAGCTGGTATTGTAGTTGCTGGATCGTTAGGCAATTCTATTAAGAATTTAGTATCACCAGATTCTTGTGTGTATTCGTAGTGATGTACTTCATCTACATTACTATACTTAGACGCTACGAACTTTTCAAACCTTGGTACTGACATAGGCCAATCACTATACACATCTTTAATATTATTTGCAAGAAGAACAACCCAATGTAGTCCTGTGTCTCCATAATAGTCATGTGCAATCTGTTCTGGTGTTGAACCATCTGGTACATCATAGAAATCAAAGTTTACAAGACTTTCAAGTGTAGATTCTGAAAACTTAATTCTACGAGTAATATCTGTCATGCTGACTGCATTACCATCACCCTTAACATCCACCTCAACTTTTGGAAATTTTCTAAAATACATAAATTAAAATCCTTTTGCTACTTTTTCTCTAGTGACAATATCTAACTCTTTAAATGTCAATGTCAATTCTGTTTCTGTTGGATGTCCATCACCGTAGAATTGTGGTCTATCCCCACCAAATTTTACATCAACTGCTTCTAATGCAGATGTGCCTATTTTATGTAGGTGTTGTGCTGGGTAATATTGAATATCAAATGTAGATGGTGCTTGAAGTGTTCTACCTAATGCATCGTCTGTAAAGGATGGCATAGAGTGTAGTCTAAACACTTGAACAATCTGTTTAACATGTTCTGCTTCAGCAGAAGAGCGTGGAATTAGTCTAAATGTAAATTGGAATGAACGTCTATCAATTCCTTCAAATTTCATCTCTGTTCTATTGTTTGTAGTTTCACCAGACATGATTGCTTTTGCAGCCTTTGCTCCAGTTGCACCAGCACCTTCTAATGCACCAGCAACAATATTCCCACCTTCATCTTTTACTGTTTGTCCTAGTGCCGAAAAGTCAATACCACTACCTTTACCAAGCATTCCTTTGTATCCACCAATTGCACCTGCTACCAGTAATCCTATTTCTGCTTCACCATAGTTTGCTTTTTGAGATACTTGAATTTGGTTAGGCATGTACAGTGTGATAGAACCAGCTGTTCTTACCATAGGGGCTCTTGGGATTGAACCCTTATTTCTCTCACCGCTTGGTGTTGCACCACCATTAAAGTATGCCCTACCATTCACATTCTCGTTTATAAAAAACTGAACGTAATGGTCAGAACGAGACATTGATGTAATATCTTTGGGGTACTGTAGTGAACCAATAGATGAAGCCTTTAATGCTTGTGCTACTCCTGTGTCGTAATGTGGGTTTCGTGCCATATAAATATCCTTACAAGAATTTATTCTTTAAAGTATTTATAAGGTTTGACATGGCATATAGTGGAAGATACGTCCCAATTCAGCAAAAGAAATATAAGGGTGACGTAGACAAAGTGATATATCGTTCCCTATGGGAAAGACGTTTTATGGTGTATTGTGATAAGAGCAGTTCTATCCTTGAATGGGGTAGTGAAGAAGTTATCATACCATACATATCCCCCCTTGACGGTAGGAGACACCGTTATTTCCCCGATTTCTATATTAAGGTAAAACAAGCAAATGGTGATATTAAGAAAATCATCATTGAAGTTAAACCTAAAGCACAGTGTGGGCCTCCCAAAGCACAGTCTCGTAAGACAAAACGGTTCATTACCGAAGTTCGTACATGGGGTGTTAATCAAGCAAAATGGGAAGCAGCAATAGAGTGGTGTAAAGATAGAGGTATGGAATTTAAGATTCTTACTGAAGACCACTTGGGTTAACTGTATAAATAGAGGTATGACAGATGCAGTTGACAAGATAGTAGAACAAGCAGGGGGTAGAGATTTATCTATTCGTTGGTTCAGAAAGCAAGTAAGAGAACTTGGAGATATAAATCCAAGAGAACAACTTCGTGAGGGCAAGTTAAAGACACGCCCAGTATTCGGTAAGATGAATTTCTTCATGTACAGTCCAAAGTACAAGGATAATAGAAATGTCCTACCTTATTACGATAGATTCCCTCTAATATTACCAATTACACCTATCGGTGGTGCTAACTTATCAGATGGGTTTATGGGGTTAAACTTTCATTACCTATCAGTCCCAATGCGAGTCAAATTATTGAACGTGATGGCAGAGTATGCCAATGGCCCTATGGATGAGGCAACTAGAATTAAATTAACATGGAATAGAATTAAAAGAAATAAGATGGTTCAACCAACAATTAAAAGATATCTTATGGATCATGTAAAACCACCATTTCGTATTATTAATGCAGATGAAATGATGGTTGCAGTACTGTTACCTGTACAGAAGTTTGTACACGCAACTGAAGGTAAAGTATATGCAGATTCTAGAAGAATGGCAAACGCTCCAAGGAGACCAAGTTAATGGCAAATACTAAAATAGATGATTTCTATGCAACTATATCAAAATTCGGACAAGCAAAACCAAATAGATTTGAATGTGAAGTTTTTCTTCCAGCACTAGTTGCATCATCTGCTCGTGGACAAATACCTAGAGATTTGAATCTCCGTATTGTTGGTGCATCATTTCCAGGCAAAAACATTCGTACAACTACAGATGAGAATATCTACGGCCCTTCCTATGAGGTTGCACAAGGATTAACATATGGTGAAGAGGTTACATTAGAATTTCTATTAAAACAAAACCATGAAGAAAGACTTGTGTTTAACGCATGGCAAGATTTTATCGTGAGTCCTACTACATACAATGTATCATATTATGATGACTATGTTTCTAATATGAGAGTTTATCAGTTAGATGAACAAGGACAGAGAACTGCTGGTATTGAAATTCGTAACTGTTTTCCAAAGACAGTAAATGCAATAGAATATAATATGGACACTACTAGTCAATTGATTAAAACAACTGTAGGTATGTCATTCAAAGAGTGGGTGCCTCTACAACCAAAAGGTGGTGGACATCCATCCGAACTTGGTAGTCCAAGAGCCCATTGGGTTGAGTATGAGGAATACAAAGAAGTACCTGTTATGAGAACAAACTCACCAAGAGATTTTTTAGATACATTACAGGATGGCCCATCTTCTGGTAGAGCAGTTGGAAGTGCATTTGTAGATTCATTTCCAGGCAGACAAAAAGGTATGTTTGAAGATGCTGGTAAAGCAGTAAATGATATAATGGCTGCACGAGATAAAGTAGTATTCGCACAACAAAAAGTTTTGGCATTCAGAAATTTCTTTAGAGGAATTACTAAGAATCCAATAAGTAATCTAGGAATCGGAAGAGGCCTTAGATTTTAATTAATCGTAATGTAAATAGGAGATAATTATGGCATTACCAAAACTGGCTTCGGCTAAGTATGAGTTGACGTTACCGTCTAATGGTAAAAAAGTGGAATTTCGTCCATTCCTTGTAAAAGAAGAAAAACTTTTATTAATGGCACAAAGTGCTGGAGCTGAGAATGATCAGATTAGAGCAATTAAGGATATTATTCATAATTGTACATTTGATTCAGTTGATGCTAATACACTACCGTTCTTTGATTTGGAGTATGTATTTTTACAAATTCGTGCAAAGTCTATTGGCGAGAAGGCAAAGATACAGGTGACATGTCCAGATGATGGTGTGACTAAAGTTGAGGTTGAAGTCAACCTCGGTGAAGTTAAATGTGTTAACAATGTAGAACATAGTGACAAGATTGAATTAGGTAATGGTATCGGTATTATGATGAAGTATCCTAAGATTGATGTTATGACACAAGCAGGTGATGATGCTAATTCAGCATTTAATGTTATTAAGGGGTGTATTGCATCAATTTATGATAATGAAAATGTAACTGATAGAAAAGACATGGATGAGAAAGAGTTAGATACTTTTATCGAATCTATGACACATCAACAGTTTGAGGATATGAATAATTTCTTTATTACAATGCCTCGTGTTAAAGAAGAAGTTTCAGTAAAGAACCCAAACACTGGTGTTGAAAGTAAAGTTGTACTTGAGGGAATGGCAAGTTTTTTTTAATATCCCTCTCTCATAATTCATTAGAGAATTATTTTAAGACAAATTTTGCTCTAATGAAACATCATCAGTTTTCTTTAACTGAGATAGAAAACTGGATACCGTGGGAGAGGGAAGTATACGTTTCTTTACTCTTGCAGTATTTGGAAGAGCAAGAGATGAAAGAAAGGCAAAACGCCGCAAACCGTAAACATAAATAATAGAAGGAGAGACTATTATGGCAGAAGAAGAGAAAAAAGTTACTACACACCATCCAGCAGATACTAATGGAGATGGTAAAGTATCAGACGAAGAGCATGCAATGTTCTTGGAGTTCAAACGTAAAGAACTTGAAGATAACGATGCAATGAGAGATGCTCAGAGGCAGATGACATGGTTTGCTTTGTTTGGATTGTTGTTATATCCATTTGCAGTTGTTATCGCATCTTATATTGGTTTAGGTGAAGCACAAAAAACACTAGGCAGTATGGCTCCAACTTATTTTGTTGCTGTTGCTGGTATAGTTGCAGCGTTCTTTGGAACACAAGCATACTCAAAAAAGAAGTAAGGTAAAAAACAATGGCCGCAGAAGATTCAGCAAAAGTACTCGCTTCAGAGATGAAGTCACAAATGAAAAAGGTTACTGACAGTATAACACAGCCTATGAAATCATTTGTTCCAAGTTTAATTGCTGGGTTGCCAGGCGGTGGTGCAGTAGAAAAATCATTAAAAGCACTAAAGGTTTCTAATAAAAAGGAAGCAGACGATAGCCAGAAGGTACTAGAAAAACAAACTGAATCTATTGTAGGTTCAGAAAGTATACTTAAAACCATGAATGAGAATCTCATGGAAATGTCATTTGCAATGACAGGTATGTTTCATGCTATAAAAGAACCAGAGAATGATGCTTTAAGTGCTGGTGAAGTCGAAAAGGCAAATGAACAATCAAGAGCAGCTGAAAAACAAACAACTCTGTTAGAGAAAATCTCTGGTGGAATTGGTGATATGTTAAAGGGTTTCCTTAACAGTACTGCAGCTGGTGCTGGTATGGGACTCGGTGCAGTACTTGGATTAATTGCAGCACCCTTTGTTACTCTTGCAGCATTCTTTACATCCCTTAAAGCAGAAATTAAAGTATTAGATGGATTGTTAGGTGGTAAACTAAGCGCTCCATTTGTTGCAATTAAATCTTACTTGACTAAAGTTAAAGATGCACTAAAAGTAGGTGATAAAGTAGATGACCTTATTCTTGGTGCAAAGACTGCTATTGCAAATCTAAAAACATTCTTCGGTAACTGGGTAGGCAAACTCAAAATTGCAGATAAAGTAGATGATATTGTACTTGGTGCAAAAAACGCTGTTGCAGGCATAAAAACATTCTTTAGTGGTTTTGCTGGTAAACTTAATATTGTAGACAAAGTAGATGATGTTATACTTGGTGCAAAGAATAGTGTTGCAGGCATAAAAACATTCTTCAGTGGATTTGTTGGTAAACTAACACCAACTTCACTTGGTGTTGTAGATGACATTGTACTTGGTGCAAAGAATAGTGCTACATCTGTAAAAACATTCTTTAGTGGATTCAAAGGTGCGTTTACACTTACTGACACAGCAACTGACTTGTTAGCACCAGTAACAAAAACTATTAGTACTATTAAATCATTCTTTAATCCATTTACAACACTTAATCTTATGGGTGCTGGTGCTGGTGCAGTAGGTAAAACTGCTGAAACAGCAGTAGATGGTGCAAAGGCTGGTGTCAAATCAATTCAAGGTATCATGGCAACAGTTAAATCATTCATGTCTCCTCTGAGACTTGGTTTAGTTGCAATGGATGCTGGTATGGCAGTATTCCAACCTATTATTAAGTTTGC